GTTTCAATAGAACCTGTTGCACCTGCTAACCCTGCACAAAATGTTCTCCAATCATCGCCAAGAGATGTATCATCTAACATATCTCTAGCAATGTCTAAATTCCAGTTTGATACCTTTGTTACTGCGTTTGCACCTATTTTAACACTACCGTCTTTTCCAGCTATAGCCATTTAAATCACTCCTTATAGTTTTATTTTATGATCGCTTTACTTTTGCTATAAAATTAACAGTTAAGTTAATCCTATTTCTATCATCTTTGCCAAGTGGGTTAATATCACCTTGCATAAATATTGACTTGTAATCATTTGAATTTATTGTCTGATTAACTAACCCATCTAAAATGTCTTTAATGCTTTCAGCTTGTGTGGTAGCAGTTGCACTACTCACATTCCTTATTCTTACTTGGAATACTGGAGTTTCATGTACTGCTTTTTTACTAGCTCCTAATTGGTGTTTTGAATCTTGACCACCAGCGTGATATATAGCCAAACAATTATCAGGCGTATCAGGTAAATCATCTAAAAAAATATCACTACTAACCGAAGTTAATAATGATTTCATATCTACTAAAAGGCTCATCTTGTTACCCTCCTAGCTTTTTCTTGAATAAATCTTCTGTATTTAGTTGCGTTTCTATTGAGTGGGTCGGTCAAATACTTAGCCTTTCCACCTTGTGGATGATTAAATGTCATATCTTCATGTTGAACTAGTGCATATTCTTCGTTGAATCCTACAGAACCTTTTAATCCTTGATATGTATTTACAACATCCGACCAACCACTTCCTCTTAAATCTCCAGTATCAACAGGAGCTTCTTCCTTAGACCTTCTCTCCAAATCTAAAGTAGCATCCGTTAACCCTTCTTTTATTGCTTCTTCTATTTCTCTTGTTATTCTTTGAAAGTTAAGCCTTACTGTTCTCAATACTCTAACAGCCATTATAACATCACCTTTGTGAATCCTTGTATACCGTTTAACTTAACAGCAGGATATACGCTTCTTACTATCCAATCTTTACTATCTGATACAATAACATCACCTTCTGAAACTGTAGCCATAGTATAAAGAATAGCATTAGATAATACTTCCTCGCCATTTTCTAGCCTAAACAACTCTCGCTTATAAATAAATCTACCTTTTATGGTAGATGATGAATAAGTTGGCTCATTATATTCATTTTGCCCTGTTCTAGTTTTAAGCGTTACATTTTGATTAACGTAATTACTTAGCATAATGCAACGCCCCCTAAGTTATAAAAACTCAAAAGCTCTTTAGCTTCACTTGATAGCAACTGTGTGCCGTTGTATGTGCTGCTTAATCCACTTCCGTATGTTTCTGATAAATCACCAAGCTTAAACGATTTAACGCCTTGTGCTTGAAGCTGTGCCCTCTCAGAACCGTTTGAAGATGCACCGCTATCAACTAATGCACTTGCTAAAGCTTCCTCAACATTTGCATCTAGTACATTCTGTTGTACAGCTGTTTCAATATACCAATCTCTCGAACCATTTACATTAACGCCATATACAGGTTGTTCATACCATCTGCCACATAGCTTTAACGCTCTAGGATATTGAAGTGTTTGCGTATCAACTGCCTTAGCACCTCGTATTTTTTGTCTGTCTATTCTTTTTGTTGCTCTTTTTAGATATATTTCCTTATCCCCATCAGACAACCCATCCCATGTAGTATATTCTGTCGATGTTGAAATATAATTATTAGTCATGTAAGTGTCAGCATCTGCAACACTTATATAGACATCTGTTCCAACTGTTACAGCCATCCTAACACCTCCTAATGCTTAGCTAATCCGTTAACTGTAGCATCTCCTTGTGAATCCGCAACTGTAGCTTTAACTTGCACCTTGTAATATCTGTATGGTGCTGCTGTGCTTGTATATGTTCCTACTGCACCAGCTGCTAAACTTGCTTCTGCTTGTGCTTCTACATAAGTAGTCCCATCATTACTAGCTAACACTTTCCAATCAATAGAATTAGCTCCATCTGTATTTTCACAAGTGTATGATACTAACTTTTGTGAATATGTGTCTATTACTGAACCTGTAACATCTGCATAAGCGTTAGTTGTTTCTTGCTCTGCAGGTGATACATACTTTGATTCTAAAAGTTCCGTTATTCTTGCTTGACTCATTTTATTACCTCCTAATTATCAATTAATACTATGCTAAATCCTGCTGATATACTTGCTTGGTCTTGTGCTACTGCTTGTGCTGTAACTATTATATCTGTTTTTTCAGGCAAAACTTGAGGTATTGGATAAGTAAATGGTAGAAACGATGTTGCTGTATCGTTAATACTTACCTTTTGTTGTGTTCTGAATACCTTGCCAAATAATCTAGTTTTAAATTTTATAATATACGAATCATCACGCCTTGCACCTGCTGTTGAACAATAACCACCTAATAGGTATCCTGTCTTGCCTGCTGGTATAGTATATACAGCCATTTCAGTCTGTTGTTCGTCAGGATGAATAACTGCATATATCTTACTTTTGTCAGTTGGAACTCCTGCTGTTAGTGCAGTGTTCTCGTATATAATAATATGACCTGCGAACACTGTGCTATTTGTATTAAATGCTCTAAACACCCTTATTAGTGGTGTGTTTAATGCAACTCTAGTTTGACCGTTCAATGTGGCAGTTTGAGTAACTAAAGCAAAGTTACTATCAAGCCCTTGTACAGATACTTCTTGTGTATCACCTGCATCACTTGAACTTATACTATCAATTACAGCACTTGTAGGGAATGTATAAACCATCTTCTCCCACGCTGTGCCATCTTCTGCACCATCCCATACAGTAACCTCACCATCGCCATCATCAAAATCAGGAGCATTACCCCATTTATTAACATTTCCAGCACCTACTACATCACCCTTTGCTATTGCTAATGTATTTTCTGCGTCAGTAACCTTTAAGTTACCTGATTCAGTAGCACCAACATTAATAAAGTTAGTGTTAGGTTGTTGTGCTGTTAACACTGCTTTGTTTAATGTTGCATCGTCTTGATCGCTTATTGCATCAGCTATCCTATGCGAACTATCTAAAGCATTTTTAGTGCAAAGCTTTGTTTGTAACCTAAATTCAGTTTGAGCAGTGCCACCGTTGGTATAACTAATTCTAAAATATTTAGTAGCACATTGTATGCTAAAGGTCTTATAAGTATCAGCAGCTATCGTATAACATTCGCTTATATCCCAGTTAACATTATCTGTTGAAAACTGAATACATAAGCCATCAGTAGCACTTGCAACATCTGAATATACATTTATAAACATTACAGCATAATTAGTTATATCTTCTGAAATACCTGTGAATGTCCCATCTGCTACGATTGGGAAATCAAAGCTATTCGATAGCGAAATATGGTTAGGCTCTATTGTTACTAATCCATTAGTGCCATTTACAGGAATTACATCAGCTGTATCTGTACCATCCCATATCTGTATCTTAGAATCACTAGAAAACTCTGCTGTAACAAGTGGGGAGGTTTGGTCTACCTGTTCACCTTCACCAAGCCACCTTTCAAGTAACTCTGTTACTCTTTGTGATAACCCCATTTAATCACCTTCTAACATAGTCAAAAGTTGTTTTTTAGTTTTTCTATCTAAATTCATATACCCCTTAGCTTCAAGGATTGCTTTTAGTTCCTTGTTTGTCATTTCTTCGTAGTTTTTAATATCTTCTACTACTTCTTCTGTTACTTCATACTCTACATCTTCAATTATCTCACCATCATGCTTATATCCTAAATCTAGTAATATATCTTTTACTCTGTCTTCTTTTGTTTCAAACTCTCCATTTTTAAACGTACATAAAGCCTTATTACGTTCTTTATCCCATACTATACCATTACCGTAAAATTTCACTCTTAAAACCTCCTTATACAAAAAAAGAGAGGTATTAACCCCTCTTAATTATATTTATTAAATTATGCACTGGTAAAAGTTTCAACCGAAGTTTTGCTAGCAATCGTGTAACCTAATATTGTAGCTTCTGCAACTGTCAACGTATCAGTTTCAGTATTTAACCAATCCTCTGCATCTCCACTTACTACAACTGTTGCTTTACCTTCGCTAAATGTTAAAGTTGTTGAAGGTATAGAAGCAGTTCCTGCTGTAGATG